TCATCCTATGAGACCCTGTTATCTCATAGGCGTCAGACATGGGATTAACCCCTGCTGTTGCCTCGCTGAGGATTAGGCTAGGTGTGTTCCCCTAGATACCTGTGTCGCTACCTGTAATGACAATCAAGCCACTACTGCTTAAACACAGTTCCGTTCCCCGACACCACTCTCCACGCATGAGGGTACTGCCTCACCCATACGCTTCGAGACTCCTGGTAGTCACGACAGATTCAGATTCGGCGAATTCTGCAAGCCCCTAGTGCATTATGTGATTACGGCGATGCACCGCCTTGTCTACTGCAACTCGGGTTCAGCGTGTTAGCTGCTTCCCCTTACTACCTGCAAACTGAGTTCAGCCTAGGGGTGGAGGGGCGGGGTGGACCCAGAGGCGAGGGGGTGGGCGGGGGTGTTTATGGCAACCGTACATCGCGAGACCTAATTTTTCAGTCATTAAGTATCTCTTAGCCCCACCCATAAACACAACATCTGCCCCCAAAAATCTGTACACACACAACATATTGCGTTAGTATCTGCATATACTAGCTAACACTTCAGGTTACTGATGGATACCAAGCAAGCCCCCGACCAGACCCCCCAACCCCGCTCAATCACGCTCACCCGATACCCGACTCCACAGCAGCGGTTCAATCTGTACATGCCAGTCGAGCTCGTTGAGGGCCTGAAAAAAATTGCTGCAGCGCAAGGCGTGTCGTACTCCGAGGTGATTAAGCGCACCATGACGCAGTACCTGCGCCAGCATCAAGCCAAGTCATGACCCGACCCTACGTCTCGCGCGACCCCAACGAAACACTCGAACCCGAGTTTGATCTCATGCCAGTCCAGACACAGTCCTTCGATATATCGCAGGCACTGATTTTTGAAATGGCGCAGGGCTGGGAGGAGCCAGAAGCGATTGCAGCACGCTATGGCTATGTAGATGAGGCCTGGGTCAAATTATCGTCGTACAAGCCCTTCCTGCAAGCCGTAGATGCCCAGAGAGCTGAGCTCGAGCGTGACGGCACGAACTTTCGCATGGTGGCGCGCACCTTAACAGCGGACGTATTCACCGATGCGTACCGAATTGCCAAATCTAACGACTCAACACTGCTCCAGAAGCTCGAATTCATCAAACTTGGTGCGAAATTAGGCGATATGGAGCCAAAAGCAGCTGCTCAGACAGCCGCAATCGGCGGTTCTGTGACCATCGTGTTCACAACGGAAGGCAAACCCGCGCCCATGACCATCGAGGCTGACCCTGCATGAGCACCGCAAGCTCCCAAATTACGTATAAACCGCCTCAATCGGTGCAGGATTTCTTGCAGTGTGAGCAGTTTGTGAGCCTAATTATGGGTCCTGTGGGCTCGGGAAAGACGACTGCAGCCATCTTTAAAATCCTGTATCACGCCTCGCGTATGCGAAAGCAAGCCGATGGAGTGCGTCGTTCACGCTGCATCATCATCCGAAACACCCGCCAAATGCTCGCGGACAGTACGATTCCGTCAATTCAGCAGTGGTTCGGGCCAGATATCCTGTCATATGCCAAGGTTGACGGCAAGATGATGCTCAAAGTAGGCGACGTGCAGTGTGAAATCTTGCTGCGTGGCCTGGATGACCAGGATGATGTCAGACGCCTGCTGTCCGTGGAGGCCTCATTTGCCATGATGGACGAGTTTCGCGAGATAAATCAGGCGATTTTCGATGCAGTCCAGGGTCGTGTGGGTCGATACCCCTCAAAAGGCATGGGCGGCTGCTACACCGATGATGGAAGTCCAAACTATCACGTCTGGGGTGCGACAAACCCACCAGATGCGGACACGCCGTGGGCCAAGTACCTCGAAGACCCGCCAGATAACGCAGGCGTCTTTATGCAGCCCTCAGGCTTGTCTGGCGAGGCTGACTGGGTGGACAACTTGGTCGAGGATTACTACGACAACTTGGCCCAAGGCAAGTCCGAGGACTGGGTGGACGTCTACGTACACGGAAAATTTGGGCGAAGCCTTTCTGGCCAGCCAGTTTTTGGGTCATTTCGCAGTGAGACGCACGTTGCTGCAAACCCGCTGAACTACATCAAGTCGAGCACCTCGCCCTTGGTAGTCGGCATGGACTTTGGGCTTAACCCCTCGGTGACTATCGGCCAGCTAGACCCTTTTGGGCGTGCGCTTGTGTACGCAGACCTGACATCAGACGGTATGGGCACACTCCGGTTCGTGCGCGAGAGATTAAAGCCGTTACTCGCGTCAAAATTTCCTGGCATGCCAGTTATCATCATCGGCGACCCAGCGGGTGTGCAGCGTGCGCAGACCGACGAGAGGAGTGTCTTCGATATCCTCAGGCAAGAGGGATTTCGCGCTATTGCGGCTAAGACCAACTCGGTGGTGGCGCGCATAAGTGCCGTAGATTCGCTCCTTACACGCATGGTGGATGGGCGTGCTGCCATACAAATCGACCCCAGTTGCAGCCATATCATACGAGCCCTGCGTGGCGGGTATCGGTACAAGCTCAAAAAGAACGGCGAGATTGAAGATTCGCCCGAAAAGAACGCAAGTTCGCACATCGCAGACTCGCTGCAGTACTTCGCCTTGCACATAAATCAGCTCAATTTTGGCGATACATGGCAGTCAAAAGCGCGAAAAGTCGAGAAAATACGCTACGCATGGGCATAAATACGCCAAAATACATTAAACTTAGTTACTAACACATCATAGGTTAGCTCGTATGGATACCCCCAAACAGGGACTAAATATCACCTCAGGCAACACTCCGGGCGTCAGTATCGGGGGAATTGTGCCCATAAAGTCGGCAAAACGCCTGATGGAGGAGGAGCGCGCAGCCGCCGTTGCCGCTAACTCGAGCCCCATCGTGCAAAACCTGACGAGCCATATCCGTGGCAAGTGGAGCGTTGCCCGTATTGCCAAGCAGACCGGTGTCGAGGACCGCATGTTCAAGTCCTTGCGCGCACGGCGCGGCGAGTACGACCCGAGCCTGGCTGCTCAGATTGCCGAGCAGGGTGGCACGCAGATTTATATGTACCTGACCTCAAACAAATGTCGCGCGGCCTCCAGCTGGCTCAGAGATGTCTTACTCTCAGGCGGTGGGGATAAGCCTTGGACGGTCACGCCAAACCCTGTGCCCGAGATGCCACCGACGGTGCTGGCCAACTTAATGGCCAAGGCACAAGAGCAGGTAAATCAAGTCATGCAGATGGGTGCAAACCCCTCGCAGCAAGACGTCAAAGAGCTACTCCTTATCCTCGAGGACGAGGCACGTAGAAAGCTCGACAAGATCGCTGACCAGACCGCTGCGCGCATGGAGGACAAGATGCACTCGCAGATGCTCGATGGCGGCTGGTCGACAGCGTTCACACAGTTTATTGACGACTTAACGACGTTCCCATCGGCCATTATCAAAGGGCCTGTGGTGCGCAAGCGCTCAAGCCTTAAGTGGCTGCCAGACCCAGAGAATCCCAGTAACTACGTGCTCGATGTGCAGGACCACTTAAAGCTTGAGTGGGAGCGCGTAGACCCCTTCTTCTTGTACCCCTCGCCCGAGGCCTCAGACATCGACGATGCGGACTTAATCGAGCGTCATCAGCTCGCGCGTGGCGACTTACTTGCGCTCATCGGCGTGGGTGGGTACTCAGAGCCCGCCATCCGTGCTGTGCTCGAGGAGTTTGGCCGCGGGGGCTTGCGTGAGTGGATATTTTCCGACACCGGCAAACTCGCAGCAGAAGGTAAAAATACGGTTGGAGCGTCTACAAACCCCTCGCAGCTCATTGATGCGTTGCAGTACTGGGGCACAGTGCAGGGCGCGCTCCTGCGCGAGTGGGGCATGACCGACGAAGAAGTTCCAGACCCCGTGGCGGAGTACCCCATCGAGGCGTGGCTCATCGGTAATTGGGTCATAAAGGCTGTGGTCAACCCAGACCCGCTTGGGCGTAAACCATACTTTAAAGCGAGCTACGAAGAGATTCCTGGCGTCTTCTGGGGTAACTCAGTGGCTGACCTCTGTCGCGACACGCAGAACGTCTGTAACGCAGCAGCGCGCGCACTTGTGAACAACATGAGTCTGGCCTCGGGTCCTCAGGTCGTGTACAACATCGACCGCTTGCCACAGGGCGAGAACATCACGCAGCTTTTCCCGTGGAAAGTCTGGCAGGTGACTTCTGACCCGATGAATGGCGGACAAGCTCC